ACATTATAAATACCATTCTGTGATGCTGTACTTTGGTTCTTAATTAATATTCGATCACCAGTTTGTAAAGTAACACCGTCTATAGACTGACCATTAGCAAATGCAGAAGATAGTGTGCCATTCGCTGTAGTTGTAGCAACAACAGAATCTTTTACATCTAATCCCTGTGCAACTCCATCGACATAACCTTTGTTTGCAGCATCAGCATCAGCAGTAGGATCTGCTAATCCTGTTATCTTCTGGGAGTTCATTGAAACTGCCGCAGCAGGAGCAGCCATTTCTGCAAGTGTATTAGTGCGAACACCAGCATCAAAATCACTTATCTTTGTATGAGCAATGCTAGGAATATCAGCAGCTACTAATGCTCTAAATGTAGGAGCAGCATCACTTCCAGTTGTAGGGCCAGATAAAACTGAGTTAGCACTTCTTACTGTATCTTTATCAAAAAATCCTCCAATACCACCAATTTTTATAATGCTCGTAGCGGAACCTCCTGCTCCTCCTGTACCCTTACCAACAAATAGGGTTTCAGTTCCTTCACTAAATGCTAATTCTGCATTGGCTAGTGAAGTAGGTGCTGACGATCCAGTTGATCTTTTAATTCTTAGGGTGTTTGCCATTTAAAAGTTTCCTCCGTCTACGAGATTTTCAACGGTACGAGTTTGATCTGCTTTAAATGTACCACTACTTTGGTCAAAATACACTACCGAGTTGTTTACTTTATTGTTGTCTACCAATAAAGAATTTGTACTACTAAACTGAGGACCCTGCGGACCTTGAGTCGATACTGTAACAACATTAGTTTCACCGTTAACGGTAACAGTGTTCCTTTCAGTTGTAATGTTTACTGAAGTCATGTTGTTGTATAACCCTCACTCATATATATTGTACCTTCTAAATAATATTCTTTAGACCCACCTGCATCAACTAATAAAACATCATATCTTAAAATCTCAGGAGTAAATGTAGCAGTTTGTGTATCTGTAAGACTGATACTGACAGATCCAGCAGATCTATCGGTATAAGAAACAGAAAAATCAGCATATTTTGTGGTGCGTGTTTGCTCCCAAACCTGTGCTGCTACTGTAAATCCAGTTAAATTTATCGCAGCGTTATTAGAATCTTTAAAAATAAGCGGAATCGTATGATCCGATCTTCGCTGAAGAGTAAAATTATATATGCCAGGTTCGATTGCCATTGTTTTTTACCAAGATGAAGGTTTACCAAACGAAAGTGTAGGTGTTTGACTTTCAATTATTTCATTTTTCATCTTTGTTTCTAATTCAGCTACGATTGAATCTCCTAATGCTGTTTTTACCCAACCAATAACTTGAGACTCAGTAAGACTTTCAAAAGGAGTTACACTACTACCTTTTTCAAATCCATGCGTATTAGTTCTGACAGATTGGTGTCCTTCAGAAGAAGTGCAAACCACTTTATAATGAACACAAGTAACTAAACCTTGATCTGGATTATTTGTATTATATTCTAAAGGCCCTGATGGATCATTTAAAGACCAAACAGTTGTATAGGTCGGATCAGCCATTTAAAGGTTCGGTTACTGTTGTTTCCTGTGGCATTAATTCTTTTACAGCATCTTCTTTGCCTTGAAGATAATACAATTCAGCTTCACAGTTTTTTGCTGCTAACTGAGCTTGCTGTAAATTTGTTTGTAGTTGCTGTCTTTTTTCAGCAATTTCTTTTAATTTCTTTTCGTAATTCATAAACAAAGATATTTAAAGTAAATATAGCTTGAAAACAAGTATAAGTCTATTTAGATTCTAGAGTTTCTACTCTGGTAATAAGTTCCTGTAATGCTGCCACCGTAACAGTTATTAATTTTGTTGGATCAAGTTTTTGCATCTCTGCTCCATCTTTTTCACCTATTACTGCTTCTGGACAAACTTCAGAAACTTCATGAGCCAAAAATCCATCATAAGTATTAAAAGTAGTTGGATTCTTTTCTTTTGCTTTTATAAAGTTATATTTTTTAGGTTTAAGTTTTTTAAGTCTTGTAATACCATCATCAATATCAACTATATTTTCTTTAAGTCTGTAATCAGATTCTCCAGCAATAACAATTCCAGAACCATCAGACTGAATTTTTATACTGCCCTGTTCAACCCCATCATTTCTAAATATAATCATCTGTCCACCATCTGTATTAGTATTTAATTGCAATGTCGGGCTAGCATTAGCTCTACTTATATACAGACAATTAGCATTTTCAAAAGCAAAACCTGTTGTTGTGTTGAGTGAACCTGGTGTACTTGTACTATCTTGATTTATTCTTACATGACCTTCATTAGTAATAACCATTTTTGTTGTTGAACTTCCAGAGCCAGTATTTGAAGCTGTAACGAAAACAAGCCTTCCAGCACCAGCCGACCCATCATACCTAGTAGTTATAGAACCCATATCAGTTGCACTATTATTTACTGTTCTGAACCCACCCAATATATCGCTACCACTAGGAGTAGCATCATAATTAAAGGTAATACACGGTCTTTGTCCTGTATTAGTACCAGAAGTTATGTGCATTACACTATCATTCTGAGGAGTAGAAGTACTACCAAACATAAATTTACCCGAACCTGTCGCTTTAAGATGAATATGTTTAGCACTATCTTGATTATTTATTAAGGTATTACCAGAAGCATCTATACCCATTACTGAACCATCAGTGGCATTAGCACCTGTGTTTGTATTTGTGAAATGTGAAACTACAGTCGTAGCAGAGTTTCGATGTCCTCTAAAAATACTGTTACTGTAATAACCTACTAATGTAGCGTCATCTGCCAATATTAAATTTGGAGAGTTAGGTATTCTAAGTTTTATTGTTGTATCATGTCTTAAGTCAAAAACATTTGCTGTGCTTGTAGTTTGACCTCCATTTAAAACTATATTTGCCCCATTATTAGCAGTACCTCCTGATATAAATAAACGACTTGTATTATTAGCTCTAACAATATCAGTTAAAGTATTTAAAACCGTTGTAGATGTACTAAGTAAACCTAAATTTGCTGCTGTTATATCTCCTATTGTTGTATCTCCACTTGATGAACCAGAAGTTGCAACTTTTAATGTATTTCCTTCAATAAATAACGTACCAGCTACAGCATAACTTGGCCTTGTAGATCCTTTATTGGTTGTTAGCACTCCCTCTGTAAATACATTGGTAATGTCATCTAATACATTTGCTCCTGTACCATCAGCTATTGTGTAATCAGTAGGTCTTGCCATTTTTAGATACTTTTTATTTTATTTTACACACCTTTGCCGAAACCACTAGCATTGTATGAAAAAGTCTTATCTATAGTATTACCATCTTTATCCTTTATATCTATAGTAAAACTTGTACCACTTATATTGCTTAAGACAAAAGACTGAGCAAAAGTCTGATTATCTATGGTTATAGAAATTTGAGGTTTATATGATCCAGTTGTTCCAGCAGATAAATTAGGTGCTCCTGTAAAAAATGGAGATTGAAATGTAACAAGCTTTGCTGCTGGATTGCCTTGTGCGTTTTGTGTTCTTAAAGCATTTCCACTGGCATCAGTGCTTGCAAATTCTGATCTAAAAGGAAATATTAAATTATAACCAGCTTGTATTACTCGAATATTTTGTACTGTAGAAGTGGATGACAACTCAAGACTAAATTTTAAAAACTTTGTAGTGAACGTACCACTTCCTAATAATAATGGATCACTAAAGCTGGAGTCACTTGCTTTTTTAGTTTGAACACGCATCTTGCAATTAACTTGATCAGGAGGTGTTTCACGGAAGTTGCCATCAGTTGCATATTGTGACCAAAGGCTTCCTGCTGGAATTAATTGTGTAATAGTCAGTGCATTTATAAATTCACCTTGAGTAACTAATATTCTTTCAACATTAACAACAAAATCATTTTCTAAATCTATCTCACTTTCAAAAGTATAAGTTCCAGTGCTGTTAGTGGATGACAGAGCAAGATAACTTGTACCAGATGGAACGGCAACATTACTTTTTGCTCCTGCAAATGGAGTGCCGTTTTGTTCTTGTACTGTATGAGCAACTTTTGAATTTAACAGTCTAGTATTTGATAAAGTTATTGATTTTGCAGTTTTACTTCTTCTATTTCCATCATCTACAAATTTAGCCAGATAAGTTCCAGTTAATGCTGAAGTCGTAAACTCAGTACTGGAACCAGCAATCTGAGATGTAATATCACTAGAATTTTCCCAAGTAGCACCAGTTAATAAGCTGGAATGTTTGATATAAACATGGCCACCATGCAATACATCAGTATCAATTGATTTATCCCATTTTAATCTAATACTGTCATCACCTACTAATTCTGCTGTTAAGTTTTGAATATCTCCTGGAGGATCAGATTTTCCGCTAGTGGTAAAAGTACCAGATACTTTGGCATTACTTAATTTTTGTAGAGCATTATATGAACGAACTTCGATTTGATACCCACCTGCAACTGTATTGGGAATTATAAAATCAGGACTAAATAAAACATGAACATTCCAACCACCTACTGTCGATCCACTCTTATATCTATACTTTAACTGATATTGAGATACACCAAGAACAGGAGGCCATGTTACAAGAACCTGATTGACTGCTTTGTTTCTAATTAATATAAGCTGTTCTTCAACATTTAATACTTCTGGTGCTAATGCATCTGCATTAATTAAACTTATATTTTTTCTAACTATAGGTGTACCAGCGTCAATATTTGCATATTTACCTTCATTATATTTAACTGCTGTAATTACATAATTAGTGCCATCTTGTTCTTCAATATTTACCACCCTAAAAGATTGAGGAACAGCAGTAGTACTTTCAGCAATCCATATATTATTTACTTTTAAATGGTCAGAAAAAGCTTGTGTTTTTATAACAGTACTTGTTGTACCAGACTCAATAATGTTTTCTGTTTCTAAAATTCCGTCATCTCGAATAACAGTCAATTTAAAATTACCACCACCTTCCAATCCTAAAATAGATATTAAATTTGTAGCATCATCAACGGTAATTTCTGTTCTATCGCTACTTATAGCTTTTATTCTGCCAGCTACTCTATGACCTAATCTAACTGGATCGTTTACGTTAATGACACTACCTGGTCTAACTACCGAACCTGCATCAATAGATGTTGTAAAAGTAACTACTTCTGATTCTTCCTCTTCAGAAAAAACAATAGCCCTTGCTAAACGCAATGCTTGAGCTTCAGAAGTACAACCAAACGCTTTTACAGTTTTTTCTATGATTCCAAATTTATCAATTCTTGCTTTTTGTACAGAATCACCTAAGTTATCACCATATACTGCATAATCAATCTCTCTTGTCTCATTATTAAAGAAACTAACTCTGATAACTGTATGTCTTTGTCTTGCACTTGCACCAGAATAATTAAATCCTGCTTCTGATACATTAGCTAAACTAAATAAATAAGTAGCATCTGTTGGCTTGTCCTGCGATAAAGATAATCTACCAGAGGTCCAAATAGGCATACATCTCATTACACCTGCCAATGCATTAATCAAATCGTATGCATCAGTAGCAGTTTGTAGATTTAAATTACAGCTAAACCGTGCTTCATCATCTATCTTTTCATTTGCATATCTGCTGGCAGCAACAAAACTTTGTATATCAATAGTTGAAGATGTGCCATGAGAAGTAAAAGTTTGATCTTGACTATTTGGAAGATCTAAATACTGTCCAAATCCATATCTTGAATTAGTTAAAAGATCAAGCAAAATCATCGAAGGGCATGAAGTCCAATGAGTAACTCCCATTTCACCACCAAATACATAACCTGTTGGGTAGTTAATTCTTCCATCAGCTATGTCTGTATTAGGAGTAACGTGATACGTTAAAGAACCTGTAATGTCGCTACCTGTGTCATTTGTGCTTGCAACAGCATATTCAAATTGCGTAACAAGATTAGTTGTGACTAAACCATAAAAACCATTTATATTTGCATTACCACCACTAACAGTTACAAAATCTCCAATAACTAATGCGTGATCTGAACTTGTTGTCACTTCAACAATTTTTGTATTATTAAAATATTTATATGTTGCACTAACACTTAAAGCACTTTTGCCAGGTATCCTGCATTTAATTCCACGAATACGATAAGCTCTTTTTGGTACGCTGCTAAACTGTTCACTATCTACTCGTACACCAACATAAGCACAGTCATCATAGGATAGCTTTTCGTGAAATACTTTAGTTAAACTTGAAATTTTAAAAGCATCACGAAGTTTATCTGTATCTGAGGAATCAGCAGTTTTTCTAATTACTTTTATTTGTACAGAACTAAAACTATTATTTGCATCTAAGTTAATTAAATATTGTTTTTGATAAAGGTCTTTACTTCTTCCAGAAATTATTTCATTAGGAGATTCTTCTGCATTTGGATCAAAGTCATTATCAGAACCAACAACAGTTACAAAACCTCCAGTGTTGTTTGAGTCAGTTCCACCATCACCATTATCACCTACGTAAGCTAACTGTATTTTTAATTCAACTTCAGAACCATAAACATCACCATCATCTTCAAACTTTTGTAATTCTGGAAAACTTATAACAAGTTTTACAGCATCAACTCTTGCAGGATTTGGTACAGTTTTGAGAGGGTCCGTATCATCTGGTATTGTTCTTGGATTGCTGTCTGTAATAGTTATAACTGTACCCCCACTTGCCTGAGTACAAGTTAATCCTCCTTGTGCTGTAATTTCATTTTGACCTTCACTACCCTCGTTTTCTATATTTTGTAGTGGAGTCTGTGAACTGATACCATATCTTGCTCTAAAAGTTACGTCTGAATAATTAAAATCGCTATTTGATGTATTTTGTACTTTAGTTAAATAATCCTCTGATTCTTTATTTATATTTAAAACCGATGTATCGTCTAAAAAAACATCAGACAGAGCAGAGGTTAAATAATGACTAGCACTTCTAGAAATACCCTTTTTTGAAGGTGTAGCAAAACCTTCTATCTCACCTTCAGATAATAAATCTAAAACAGTGGCAAATTGTTTACTTTCTAAAGTATCAGGTGCTCTATAAGGTGCTTTAGGTGCACCACCAAAAAAACCACCTGCTCCTTTAATTGGTTTTGTCATTCGTCAGTTTCTACTTGAACTTGGTTAGTGTCTACAGACGCAGAAATAACTACCGATCCTGTAACTATTTCTCCATATACTATAGGAAGTGCAGTTCCAGGTCTAGCAGTATTTTGAACTCCATTAAAATTAAATGATAATCGAGGATCAGATTCAGTATTTGCATCGGGAATAGGAAATAATAATTCAGAAATACCAGATAAAGCTAGTGATGCACCAACATAAAAAGCAGATTTTGCAGCAAAACCAGCACCAGCAAATGAAATTCCCCCTGCTTGACTAAAAGTTAAGACATCTCCCCCAAATAAAGCACCTCCACCTAACGCACCAAAAGACATAGCTATTAATACACCTCCTAAAAGAATTTTACCAATTCTACCTCCAGCACCACTTATAACAGGAACGATACTAATAGATGATTGTCCTAAAGGGTCATGCAATTCATCTTTAGATATTTCTTTTTTATTAACTAAAACCTTATAGTTTTTATCTGACATATATTTTTCTATGCCATCAAAATTATAAACTAGAAATTTAACAGCATCAGCAGCAGAATTTATAACAACATCAAATTCATTTTGTTTAGTATAACTAGCTAAATCACCATATAATTTAAGGGTTCTTAACATACCTATACCTCTTTGCTGTAGATTTTAACAACCATAAACTATAAGGCTCTCTACAACTAAGTCTATCTGCTAAATGATGTAAAACCATGTCTCCCAGATAAATTGCGACATGATTTAAAGTTGGGTGCATAATACTCATTAACAAAACATCTCCTTTTTGTAAATTCTCTCCTACACGCAATTCTCTAAAACCAGTTCTCCATGCATAATTTTCAAATAATGGATTTTCTAAAAATTCTTCTGGAGACATACTACGGTCATAATCTTTAAGAAGTATATTTTTTTCTTTTTTATAATAATCTCTAACTAAACTCCAACAGTCTGTAACGCCCCAAATCCATTGCCTGCCAAGCAAATCAGGAATATAACCATCAGGCTCTCTATAAATCCAATTGCCCGTTCTAGGGTCTACTATATGCCACGGAAGCCTACTGTTCTCACAGTTAACCTTATCACTTTCGCTAAATACTAAGTTAGTTGTTGGGTGACTATGAATTATTGCCATTATATCTCCAGAATTTGCAGCAATAGCGTAATCTTCTGGATCGAGTACAAAACATTTATCTGGATTTAATGAAAGGTTATTGCATGGGTAATAGACTTCTTTGCCTTTAATATTTACAAGTAACCCTACGGATTCTTTTGGAGAATCTTTTTTAGCATGATCTAAAGCTTTATCTTTCCAATGCATTAAACAAAAGATCCTAAAGATGGGAATAGACTTCTAGTACATTGTCTTTTTGGTGATTTAACACCAATTAAATCAAAAGCTGCTGCTAATTCAAATTCAACAACTTCTCTATTTTCGTTAGCTTTACGATCAATAGCATATATTTCTCTAGGAAATTCTGCTAACGGGTCAGGAGTACCAAGAGGATTACTATTGCCAGGAAAATTAACGGCATCTAAAAAACGTGCCAAAGTTCTTATTCTGGTTATTGTGGCTCCTGTTAAATCATTAGGTTTTATTAAATCTAAAATACTAGTAATAGTACCAAGTGCATTACTTACAATTAACTTAGGTCGAGGTAATTGTCCACGTTGATATGCAAAACCTTCAGCTACTAACGGAAATCTTTGATAAGTATTACCAGCCCAAACTACTTCAGCGTTTGCATTAAGGTTAGAACCTGCATGAAATCTATAAACTGTATCCAAACCAGCAGGGTTATCCTTTGGATAATGTAATTCTTCTTTTAATTCAAGAGTAAATAATTCAATAATTGCAGAGGGACTTATATTAGAAATTTCATCATAGAGAGCACTGATTGATTTATAGACAACATTATTATCATTAACATCTTCATTAATTATTACAGGCCAATTAGGTTCGCTAGTACCTGTAGTACCAGCAGTTGTAACTAAAAAAAAGTATCCATTTACTTGAGATGCTGTTGGTTTTACAACATCATCAACTTGAACAGATAAACTAGCACTCCAAGTATAAACAGTCATGGTTCAAATACTTCTCTAAATGTTACTTGTATTGTGGCTCTATTTAAATATGGAATTGTTTTTGACCATGCTTCACAAACAAAATTAGAAGAACTAGCTTCTCCTGGTGGAGTAAAAGTAAAGCTATTAGTATCGTTTGCTCTGGCATCAAGAAAATTCTCTATAGTGTCAGCACTAGAAATTCCTGTACTATTAAAATTGTCTGACTCTGAAACATTAAAAGTAAAATTATAAACTTTAGGATTCTGATGTTGTGCTAATCCAAATAAAATTCTATGTTCATATCCATCAGCAAAACGTACTATTCTAGTATTTGGTGCGGATCTTTTTTGTTGTCCGTATGTTGGATTTATTGAAGGAAATGGTTCGGCCATTATGAAAGAAGTCCTCCAGGTCTTTTCTGCTGTATTAATTCTGATTGTATAGCAACAGATATAAGACGACCAAGTTCTTTTCCTTTTTGTTCATCACCTTCAACAGAAGAACCAGAAGCATCTACATTTACAACTATATTTGTTGAACCACCAAGAGCATGATTTGGTGTAATCATTCCTGATACACCTGGACTAAACATCTCAGGTCCACGTTCTCCTACGATATAACTACCTCCACCTTTAACAGGTCCACCATCTGCTCTAAATCCTTTTGCACCAGTTGGAATACCAGAACCATGAGTACCTAAACCAAAACCTCCATCTCTTCCAGTACCTACATTTGCTTGAGAAGGATTTAAAAAACTACTAAATAGACCAAAAATACCTGTTCTTATCTGTGCAGCTAATATTTGTGCAGCCATATCCAAGAAATGATCTGCTGTACGTTGGAATAAATTTCGTAATGCGTCTTGAGCAGACATAGAACCTCTTACAATACCTTTAAAAGATTCTGCAAAAGAATCTCCAATACTTTTACTTAAAGAATCAATTTGTCTTAAAGGATCAAGTAATTTATTTAGTTCATCTACTGGTGCTTTTATAATTGCTTGTCTTTCTAATTCTTCATTAAATTCTCTTTGAATTTTTAATCTTTCTAAAGAAATATTATTTTGTTCTTTTAGTTTTGTTAAAGCATCTTCACCTCGTTTTTCACCAGCTTCCTCCATAGACAAGGAACCAGTAACAATATTAGATAATCCTCCACCTCCTCTAAATAAATTAAGTTTACTTAGTTGCCTTTGTAAAAAATTTAATTTTACAGCTTCTTGTTTAATAATTTCACTATTTTTATTAATAATGCCTTCTAATAACTGATCTTCAGCAGCAGTAGCTCCCTTTGTTTTTAAAGTTTCTAAAGCTCTTTGAGCCTGATTTAAACTTAATTCTTTAGATAATCCAGGTAAAGCATTTATTAATGAAGCATTATCTTTTAATCCTGCAAAAATATCAAAAATAGCTTCTGATCCAAATGTTTGTGTTAATGCAATTCTTGCCGATGCTTCAAATTGTTTAAATGCTTTTAATGCTTCAAGTGCTTCATCTTTTGTCATTCCAAGAGATTTAGCA